GGTCTTCACCAAATGGTACTGATAACATTTTCTTTTTATTTGTTGGTGTACTAAACCAAACTTCTTTATCGTTATTGCGTAATGCTAATAGTTTTTCTTCAAAGAATAAACGAACTTTAGCTTGAAACTGTAGTTCAGGGTCGTTCAATGTAGTCAAGAAACCTCTTGGGTCATTTTTAGCAAACACTAATATGTCTCGTCTTAATTCTGCTGTAGAAATTGTAGAAGGGTCTTTACCAAACATTACTCTTGTTAGAGTTTCTATTTGTTCAAGTGAAAGTTTTCTTGCTTCAACTAAAGCATCAATTTCAATATCTAAATCTTCTACCTCGTCAGCAGCATCTTTTTCTTCATCTACCTCTACAAATATTCTACCGTTTAATGGATGATAATGTAAGAAAGCTTGTAATGAAGGATTAGTTCTTGGAACGCTTAAGAAACCATCTTCAAAAATGATTGGCTCAAGTATTGCATTTCCATCTTGTTCGTCTTCGAAAGGAGACTTTTGATTTATCGCATATCTAAGTGCACGATTTTCATTCTTTTTTTCATCATACCACATTAAAGGGAATCGTGGATGATTTCTTGCCGCTAAGCTATATGAAAGCGGATTGCCTATCATTAATTTATAGACCTTGTCTATTGCAGGTGTTGTTGCCATTTTATTATAATTTAATTTTATTTGATTTAATTTTTTTTACTTAAAAATATACAAGGGGACAATTAGTCCCCCTGTAATATTTAAAACTATTGATTAACCGTAACGGAATAATACAAAGTTATTTGCACCTAAAGTACATACACATCTTTCAGATAGGAAGTTCACTTCCATTGCATCTAAATCGCTGTTTTGAGCACCTCCGGCAGAACCTGTAATCCAAGTTTTGTAACGTCTGTCTTCAGCTTCAGAAGCACGGTATCTTACGTGTAAGAATGGTCTCTTAGCGTTTTTACCCATTATTTGGTCGTACACAGAAGTAGAACCTGCAGGAACTAAAAGTCCAGTGATTGTACCTGTTGCTGTAGCAGCAGTTTGGTTTAATCCACCTCTCATAGTTGGGTCGTTTAGGTATTTCCAATCAGACTTGTAGAAATCGTAACCTCTACGGAATCCTGTGAATCCTAAATTTAATGCCATATCAACATCATTGTCGAATAAACCGAAAGATGCAGATTGAGCAACACCACCTGAAGTATAACCGTTTAATGTTGCTAACATATTGTCGATGTCAAAAGACAATCCACGGTTAACAAAAATTACGTTTTCTTCGATAGCTCCTTGTTTGTCCAAACGAGAAACGATTGTGTCCCATTCCAACAAAGAAGTTGGTGTACCACCACCCCAAACATTTCCTCTTTGGTTTACTACGTAGAAGATACCTTCAGAACCACCTTGACCATTTCCTCCAAGTACAGCTGCTGCACCTGAGTTGTTTTGAGCAGGAACTGCTTCAATCATAGCTGTCTCTAAGTAATCTTCGAAACGTAAACGAGTTTCGTGCTCTGATTTCAAATACCATAAGTATCCAGTAGCTCCGTTTTCAGTAGTTACTTCAACCCATCCGATTTGAGCCATATCAGAACCATTAACAGCATACTTATCTTTAATGATAATTGGTTTGTTGCTGTAGATGTCATCTTCTGCTTCTAATGAACCAACCATTCCGTTAGTTCCTTTTTTGAACTCAGAACCGTAAATGAATACAGTACAAGCTGTAGACAAAGCAAAAGCTTGACCTGCTGCTTCGTAGTAAGCTACTGTGAAAGTAGTTGCTGAAGGAACCGCAGTAACGATTGCTTTGTTGAAAACACCTGAAGTGTTGTTTTGAATCATAACAGTTTGACCAACTCTAATTGCGATGTAAGTTACACCTGAATCAGCTACTGTAAAAGTTGCTGTTGGAGAGTTAATTGCTGCACCTGAAGTACAGTTAGTGTACTTAATGTGAAGACGTCCTTGTTCCGCCCATTTGATTTGGTCAGAGTTAGAAGGCATCTCAGCACCTACCATTCTTAAGAATGATGCGATGGTTCTATTACCATATCTTTCAAATTCTTTTTCGTAAGTATCAGGAAGATACTGGTTCAAGAAGTTAAAGTTGGTAATGTAGTTTGTTGATAACGCTACTTGCTCCGCTGACGGTTGTAATGCATAAGTAGGGTTGTTTAATAAAGCACTTGCCATTTTAAATTGTTTTTAGTTTATAATCTTTTTATACTACGGATTTTAAGACTTCTACCGGAATCAGGATTCACCGCTTTTACCTGCATTCCTTCCGTTGATTTTGTAACCTCAGGCGCTCTATTTGTAGACATTTGAATGTTTTTAATGCTCTTCATAGTACCTTCTGTTGCATCAGCTTGACCTTGTTCGTAAAAGAACTTAGCAAACTTCTCAGGATTCATAGCGACTGCTAATGATTTGTGATAACCAGCTGCATCTTTAATTAACCCTTGCTCATCTAAAAACTTATTAATAAAGTTAGCAGGTGTGGCTTGAGCCTTTTTAAGTTCATTGGCTTCTCCGGGATTGAAAGTGATTTTTTTGTCATTAACATTGAACTCAAAACCTTTGAACTCTCTATTAAATACTTCATCAGATTTTTGGTTAAACCAATTTCTTTTTCTTTCATTCTCTTCGTCAATCGTCTTCGCTTGTTGGGTATATTGCTTATAGCTTTCGTAAATCTCTCTTTCCTCGTCAGAAACAAGCGGAACACTTGACTCAAGTGGCACTTTGTATTTTTCTTTTTGAGAATTGAAAAATTTCTTTGCTTCAGCAACAGCCTTTTTCTTTGCGATTTTAATTCTTTTAATGTGTGACTCATCGTCAATATCTTCGTCAAAACGATAATCATCCATTAAAGAATCAATATCCTCAGCATCAAGTCCTTCTTGAGTTGCTGATAAATAACTTTTAAGTAAACTTTCAGGCTCCATTGAATCATAATCTTTCTTAAGATTTAAGAAATCTTCAAATCCCCTTCCTGTTTCCTTTTTATATTTCATATAAGCAGCAACATCTTCAGGTAAAGCCTCAGCTTCTTTCCTTTCTGCTGTTAATTCATCTAATGAATTTATCTGCTTATTATATCTTTTTCCAATATATGAAAGAACTTGTTCTTCATCTAATTCAGGCTGTTGAACAATTTGTTGTACAACTTCCTCTTGTTGTTGTGTATCTTCTTGTACAATATTTTGTACCTCTTCAAATTGTTGTTCGTGTTTTTCAAGTAACTCTTGTTCTACTTGAGCGGTTCCTTTTTCTTCAGAGCCATCTAATAATCTTACTTTCATTTCCATTTAATTTGATTTTATTTGATTTAATTTTTTACAAAGCTATACAATTTTTTTGATATTTTATCGAGGCTCAAATTCTGACAAATCAAACCCGTCCAAACTGTCTTCATTAGATTCAAAATTTAACGGAGGTAAGTTGTTTTTTCTTTGGTCTATTAACTTTGATTGCTCTGTATTTTGTTGGCTAATACGCTTAGCCTTAGCATCTTCTCTGTCTTGCTCACGCTTACTTAAGGTTTGCATTTCAATACCATTAAGTTGTTGGTTGTATTGAAACTCTTCAGCCATCAAGTGAGATTTTAACTCAGCTTGTACTTGCATTGTTTTAATATTGTATTCAGTCTCCATTTGTTTTAACTGCATCTTAGTCTGCAATTCAACTTGCATTTTCTGCATAGCTAACTGACCTGCCATCTCTTGAGACTTCAATTGTTGTTGAGCCATCATTGCTTGTTGTTGCATTTTCATTTGCTCCTCACGGTCTTGTTTCTTAATTCGCTTCATCTTCAATAACTGATTAGCAAGTTTAAGATTTCTAATCTCACGAATGTCAATTGCATCCTCAAGGTTAATGTCTCCTTTAGATAATGCCATTTGAATATTAGCTTCAAGCTGTGCTTTTTGTTCTTCATCAGGTGCAACCTCAATAAAGATACCAAAGTCATAAATATAAAGGTCAGCAATGTCTCCTAATATAGATACATTGTATCTACCTATTTGGTTTATAAACTCATCTTTAAAGTCAGAGTATTCTAATATATCTCCAATTCTATAAGTCAATGCTTCTGCCATTGAACGATAAATATATAGACCACCTTCAAGAATATGACGTGTAGCTGTATTTGAATTTAAAGCTGCTAATTTTTGTAAACCAACTAATGAATGTGGGTCAGGAGTAGAACCATCTCTTGCTTCATTTAAACCAGTTACAGTTCTAATCATATCCATATAGTGGTTATAATTAGCAATAAGCATTTGTGTTTTTCCTACACCTGTATTAGAACTTAATTGTGTAATTGGAACCTTAGCATTATTAAAGTCTCCATCTTGAGTAAAGCTTCTACCGATTACCGAACCGGTTTGGAAGTATAATCTTAAAGCATCCTCAGGATTATAAGCCGCTCCATTACCTAAGTCAACCTCATTAAGACCATCGGCATCAATAAATACACCATCAGGTACCACACGATTAATTACTTGTTGTAACTTTAAATGCGTAATTTGGATAAGGTCAGCAAATGGTATCATTCTACGAACTAAAGACTCAATAGCCCCTTTGTACATACGTGGTGCTGATGCAACATAATTTGGCAATGCGTGTTGTGAAGCTGATTTCGGTCTTACCATATTCTCAGACAATCTCCATTGTAAAAGAATATTTGTACCCATAACCATAATACCTTCATACCATACATCAATAGTTTTCTCTATCTTCTCGAAGTTTCCTTCTTCCATCATCTCTGTTGGAGGATTGAAAGTATCGTCTTTTTCAATTACACGTGAACCACCATTATCAAGTATTTTCTTTTTGTAAACTACTTTCTTAGTAGTCTTATAGTTAAAATACATTAACGTACAAGTATCACGAGAGAATACACTATTCTCATAGAATTGAGCTACGTTAAAATAATCGTACCAACCTTGACTGTATTGAGTTATCTCTTGTAAATCTTCTTTAGTTAAACGCTGGTCAATCTTCATTAACTCGGTAATAGGAAGTGTTTTAATTTCTCCCCAATAGAAACAATCTTTAAAATAAGGGTCTTCAGTATAGCTATATACAACATTAGCAGGGTCAACATAAGATATTTGTACACCTGTTCCTTGTAAAAACTCGTGTTTCGCTATAGATATACCAAGTACGGTAGCATCGTAGTCAAGTCTTTTTCTAATGTCTTCGTAATGGTTCTCATCAAATATAGTATTGATAGCTTCTTCTTCAGCTATCTCAATTGCAGGTTTGTAATTAAGCTGCATATATAAACTCAATTCTTCATCAGACTCAGGAAGCTTTTCAGGGTCCATAGTAAAAGCATTGTAACCTGTCTCTTGCTTTATAGTTTCTAACACAGGTTTAGCAACCATTTGCCCCTCAATCATATTTTGGTATTTGCTCCTTTTTGATTGAGACATAGCATCTTGAGAATATGCTTTAACTTTAAATAGTCTATCGGACATACCATTGACAACAATGTCAACAAATTTAGGAATGATTGGAACAGGCGTCCAATCTAAGTTTAAATAAGATAAATCACCATCAATAGCTAATTCATTTTTATATTTACCTACTGATTGTTCTCCTCTTGCATATAACCTAAGTCTATGAAATTCTCTCCATTGACCATAGTATCTACAGTTACTTCCATCTTTACGGAACCACTCATAAGTTATTGCGTTCCCCACTAATAATCCAAACTCCGGAGATGCTTTTTCCGAATCTGTAGCTAATTGGCTTGGGAAAGAAGCTGCCTTTATATCTATTACTATATTCTTCATATTTTATATGTGTTTCCAAGTTTTTCTATTGACAATAGACAATATATTGCTTTTAGCTACGTTAAAAATTTTAGATAATTTTATTGAGCTAATTTTTTCATTATATAATCTTCTAATTTCTAAAACATCTGAATTAGTTAATTTTGAAGAAAAACTATTTTCTCCTCTATTAGCAGACAATTTCATTTTTAATTTTGTTTCTTCAGATGCTTTTTTACCGTAAGAATGATTTTTTTCTCCTAAAGCACTATTTGACATTTTCTTTTTAGTTTCTTCAGAGTATTTTTTGCCTTTATGAAATTCAGATACTTTACGTTTTTGTTCTTCCGAGATAATTTTACCTCTGTTTGGAATGCTCATTTTAAGCTTAGCCTCATCTGTATGGACTAATCCAAGACAACCATCTCCTCCTAAAGTAATATTACATAATGTACCTCCGTCTATTTTTCTTTTATATAAAGATATAAATTCAATTTCTTTTTCTTTAGCATATTCATAATCTATTTCATCTAAAAGAATTTCTACTTCATAATCAGTTTTACTAACTATACTATTCCAATGAGTGTTTCTATGAGTTTTAGAGTATGCTCTTTTATCACTATTACCTATCCCTATATAAAATGGAATATTTAAGTCTTTTCTTATATGCCTATATACAC